GTGGAGGTGTAATGGCTACGATTAGTATTGAAGGAGGAACTACACGTATCCTCGGTAATCTATATCAGTATCAATATGGAACTGTAGATGGTATTGTGACAATCAATTTCACAGCCTCTCAGAAGCCTAAGATTGGTGATATGATTGTTGATGGTGTATGGATGCCTCTGACAGAGTGGAAGATTAATAACGATACAAGATTATGGCAATGCCATAGTGAAGATACTTGGCCTGAAAAACCACCAGTATAAATAGAAAAAGGGCGACTCCGTAATTGGGGCCGCCCTTTCTTTTTGCCTAAAATTTATTGAAAGTAATTGTGTACGATTGTATACGTCTCAGTGTCTTCATCCCAATCTACTTCAGGACTACAGGAACAATCTTCACCTTGTGAATGACCTTCTTGGATGTACATTTCACCATCCTCCTCATCTTCTACAAGAGGGAGGATATGGATATCTACACCATCGTCATCGTAAGCATGAGTGTAGGGCATTATTTATAACCCCTCCACATAGAGCAACCACGAGTATGACCCAACATACCTCCACATTCTTTACATCTCATTGACAAGCCTCACAATCTTGATTCATTGCAGGAACACCAGCTAAGAAATTCATGTAATAAACTCCAATCATTCTTTCGTCTAAAAAGATTTCCTTATGTACTTCAGAAATCACCTTCTCCGTTTCATCAGCGGAGAAGAACAGATTAACAGATTGCCATTGATCGATGTATTGGGAACGCTGAGCTGCATGTCTTACAACAGCATGTTGATTGATTTCAAAGGCTGTCTTAAACACTTTCTTTTCATCGTCAGTGAGCCAAGACACACCTTGTACGCTACCAAATGCTTTCGTAACATCCTTAATAGCTTGTTCAATATCAACCTTACGTTCTTTCATAAGATCAAGAAGTACAGGCTCAATACGGTCAACGTCACCAGCAGACGTGTTCTGAGTGAAAGTGAATCCCGGCATAGGGTTGATACCCTCACTAACACCACCCATAAGAAGTGCAGTAGATTTAGTAGGAGCGATAGCAATTCTAGAACAGTTTTCATAACGTTCATCATAAGCATTGTCGTGGATAGTTTTAAAGATTTCTTGATTAAGCCAATTAGCTTCTAAGCTTTCCCAAGGGATACGCTTGTTCATCAAGAGAGTGTGATATCCACAGACACCTAAGCCAGTAGCTCTGAACGTCTGAGTGAAATGACGAATCTTCTCAAATCCAGGAATGCCCTTAGACACGTCAAGGAATTCATCAATGACACAGTTCAAGAACTTCATAGCCCAACGAATGTAGCATTCACTGGTTCCAACCTTAGACTTAATCTCTTCCCAATGCACCAGATTCAAACTACTAAGAACACAGGAGTATGTATACTGGTCATCTGCAGGAAGAAGGATTTCAGAACAGAGGTTGGAAGCTTTATTCATTAAACCCAGCTTTCTGTAAGCCTGTGGGAGCTTCCGATTTGCTTTATCAACAAACCAGAAGTACCCTTTACCTGTGAGTGCCTTGGCCTTGAGGACTTTAGAATATCTACGTAATGCATCCGGATCTCTTGATTCAAGTCGTTTGATAAACTCATCCGAGATGTTCCAGCCAATGTTGAGTCCGTCTGGATTAGCTTGTAAGTAATCACAGAGTTCATCAAAGTCTCCATGGTCAATTGGGAGATATCCTGCAAAAGCTCCCCTACGATTGCTGCCTTGAGAGACGAGTTGCATGTCATTAACAAAGCTAGCAAGGAGTGGCACAACACCGCTAGCTGTACCTCCTCCATTGAACTTAGATCCTCGCGGTCTAACATCTCCCAAGTACGTGGATGTTCCAAAACCTTGCTTGGTGAGCATGGCTGTCTCATGTTTTGATTTATAAAACTCATCCACGGAATCACCAGTGTAGCTACCCGCACAGGAGATTGGAAAGCCACGATTTGTCCCCATATTTGCAAGAACCGGCGTAGACGGGGAAAGAATTCCATTCCAGAGCATGTCAAAGAAGATTTGTTCACCTAAATACCTTTCATCTTCAAGAAGCCATCTAGAGGCTGTATAAGCAATACGTCCGAATTGTTCACGAACAGAAGAAGATTGATATAGATATTTACTCATAAACATCTGATACCCACCAGTGGAATACCACGGAGGAGTTTCACCTCTAGCTTGACTATCCTTACGTGCTTTACTTAGTTGTTCATAAATATCATCGCTCATATTCGTCTGCAATCTCCTGTTCTAATTTTTCTACTTCGTTTAGATGATAGCTAACGAAATATTTTCTATACACATCTGTAATACCCTCTGGAGGGTTGTTGAGCATAGCTAGATGTTCTTCAACCTTTAACTCCAGGGATTTGATTTTTAGTTTATTTACCATACAAATGAATTGGCATCCCAACTTCTTTTGTATTCGCTTCCAACACCAACAAAGTGGTCATTGAATTTGAAAGAGTTGATATCCTTGTAGAACCAGTCGCCAATAGGACCAGAAGGTGTAATATCAGAAATCTTCAATACACCTAAATCATTCAGAACACTGTCCACTCTATGACTAGCAAACTGCTTAAGCTGATCTGCTGTAATACCAGGAATATCACCCTTCTCAAATGTCATATCAACAATCTGAGATTCATGCTCCATAATCTTCATAGCTGCTTCGCAGATACGAGACTGAAGACGAATGGTATCGATAGGGGGAAGTTTTTTCTCTTCCAGAAGCGCTAAGTAGGAATAGGCTCCAGCTTTAGAATGTAATGCTTCATCACGTACAGAGAAGTTAATACCCCTACACACGTTATTCAGTTTATTCTTACCATTAGCTTGGAAGTGCTTAATGAATGCAAACGAAGTGTAGAGGACTGCTCCTTCCACCATTGCAAATACAGCAGTGGAGAATAAGTCATCCTCATCGTTAAGAGCTTCATCAATGAATTCCATTCTAGCTTTGAGTGCTGGATGGTTCACATAACTGAGATAGAAGTCATCTGTACTTACGTTAAGGGCTTGATTAAGCTTATCGTAAAAAGGAGCATGAACAGCAAGTTCAAACATACTGAACACGGAAGCCATACGACGAAACTCTGGACGTGGGAAAGTTTTAACGAATCGATCCCCCCAATAATCAGAACCTGCGCGAAGCTCATAGAGAGTAAACAAGCGAAGGCTGGTAAGAATTCCATGTCGTTCCTGTTCTGTCATATCAACAAGGACAGATTGAATGTCCTTGTCTACGTTAATTTCATCTGCTGTCCAGAACACCTCTAATTGCTTATTAGCATATTCAATAGGTGCTGGATATTTGGTGAGGATGGATTCAGTTGGGAGTTGGATGAATGGTTTCAATTGAAATGATACCCTTCAATAACTTTCAGGTCTGCGTTAATCTTTTGACAAATCTCAGACTGACCATGCCCCCAAGATCGTGATTCTTGTCGAAATGCTAATTTGAATACATTAAGAATGTATGTCAAATCCTCTGGAGAATCAATATGAATCTTAATAGGTTCAAACTTACGTTCACGAATAATCCTCATTCACTGTCCTCCTGATAATCTTCCAGAGCAAATTCATAACCATCCCAATTATCAACACCAGCACGCTCTAAGCAATTAAGGAAATCACTGTCACGACAAAGCTTATTGTATTCCTTAATAGGAATTTGGATGTATCCTTTCTTCAACACTTCAAAATCATTCACCGATTGTCTCCCGAGCCTTGCAATACACCGCGATTTTTACGATCGTTAAGCTTATAGATGTTAGCTTCAGCAATCTCAGAGAGCGTAAAGCCATTATCTGCTGCAATGGCAGCAATAAACCACATACAATCCCCAAGCTCTTTCTTCATGTTCTGTTCAAAATCAAGCTTCTTACCATCACGAATACCCTTAGCTGCAAGGTCACACACCTCCCCAACTTCCGCAGGGAAGCCAAGGAGCGCATACATTGGATTCTGAGCACTATCTAAACGAAGTGCCATAGCTTCAGCTTGATAACTATCTAACGTATATTCAGTCATATTTCTTATTCAAATAATCTAAGGACACAGGCATCAAATCAAATTGACCATCCTGCACATCATGTAACACAAGGATACCTCTCCAATGCTTATTACCTTGAGGACCCATATAGTCTTCGTTATGTTCATAACAAGAGCCAGCAATAACAGAAGTGATTTGATTACCATCTGCTCTGTGTGCTGTAGCAATCTGTAATCCTTGCTGATGACCAGCAATACAGCTCATATGCTTCTTATTCAGCTGAGCAGAAGCCGTACTTGCTGGACGACCTGCAACGCCTGTGACAAAATAATGACTGTAAGCCACTCCGTCAATAACAACCACATCAAGAAAAGGATGGACTTCCCACCCAAATTCAGCGTACTTGAGGTCCCCGATTTCAAGAATTCCTTCAAGCTTGCGATCAAGGTTGACAGCACGTTCAATACGTTGTTCATGGTTTCCAAGGGTGAGCACCTTTCGTGGTTTATATTGTTTCTTACCATTAGCTTTTTGCTTCAAGTTATACACATAAAGAGGCCCAATAAGCTCACTCATAGCCTCATAGGAAGCTTCAATATCAGCCTTGTAGGTACGCCCCTCAAATGCCTTCTTACCCACGTCATAGGAGCTTAGAGAGGGCATATCAGCGAAGTCACCAATCTGAATAATTACATCAGGCTGTTTCTCTACAATATATTCACCAATCTTACGTAAGAAGGAGAAATCTTGTCCAGGCTTAACTTGGACGTCAGGCAACACGAGGTGTTTAGTCATACGTTTTCCCAGATGAATGGGAGTTCCTTTCTTAAGATGTCAGATATTTCAACAGCAATTTGCTGGTGTTCTTTTTGTGTACCATTACCAGAGCGAAGCTGAACATAATGAATCCACGATCTAATCGTTCCGTTCATATACATTCGACTAGGGGTCATCCCTTCTGGGAGAACATCTCTAGCTACTTCCTTAGCCATTCCCTTCTCCAGAGCTTCTTTATAAATCTCTGAGGAAACTCTAGCCACTTCATTCTGCTTATAGGCCCACCACTTCTTCAATTCAGTATCTTCGTCAATTTCAATACTAGATTGACGATTGGTTGGATGTTGTAAACGTGCTTCCGTCTGAAGAAGAGGAGGGAGAGCATTCACATCTGCATAGCGTTGACTAAATTCTTGATATGAGAAACTACGATGTCGAAGAATTTGCCTTGCAATCGTACGAGTAGTATTAATCTCAATCACTGCATTAGCCATTTCAAATGGGCTCCAGTGATGGTTCTTAACACAATACCCTAAAAGCTTACCAGGAGGGAGCCCTTGATTTGCTGGATTGCTTACACGAGCAATGTCAGAGACCATCTGTTCTGCGTTAGGAGTAATCCAGATAAGTTTACAGTTCATGTACAATCTTCCTCTCAAGGAATGTCATCATTTCGTTGATACGTTCTTTACGCCGTTGCGACATAAATTGATTAATCCGGATGAGGCAATTGAATACACTCTCTCGTTCAGACAACAACCACTTGTAGTAAGGGGACCATTGCACTTTGATTTTAGAAGGGCATTTAACATCTACTAGGGTTCCACCGAAACATCTTTGTAATCGTTCAAGGACATCTCTATCTTTCATTTCCACAATGATCCGAGCGTGCATATTGTTAGGATCACGGACTCTTGCTGGACTTTCTCTGATGTCAAAACAAGCTTCACCTTCCAACACACCAGCACAATAAGCGATCTCAATATCAGAGACTTTCATATTGTTCCTCAAAAGCCTTAATCAGTTCAGGAGCCTTATGCTCATGTTCATCAGGGATGTCCAGAATCTTAACAAATCCATTGTACTTCTTCATGTCAAAATCATAACAAGCTTGTCCGTAATTCATTTCGTTTACAAACACAATCTCATCAGCCCAATCCATAAGCTTCTCGCTCAAGGGGACGAGTGCATAATCTAAACCAGTACCAGCACAACGAGTGTTATACTTATGAGCGTAGATACGTGCTGCTGTAGCGCTACGAAGGATACCAGCGCTACAAACAAACAACACCTTCTTATCCTTCCCTTGGTAGGGGTTGTCAATTACACCATCAGTGCATTGTCGAATCTTATCAGTGAGGGTCATGGTCTTGAATAGTATAGTGTTTAGGGGTTTTATCTTTATGACGTTCTTTAATAATGGAAACGTATTCAGTGAGCTGTTCAAGCCCTTCTACAAATCCATCATTATAGTTTCTATCGTCAATGAGGGTGCCAGCATGTAAAGCCTCAACGATGATAGCAATACACGCTAGAATATGTCCAAGATGAGGAAGACCACTGTCTTGGTCAATATCCTCACCAGCCATGAATTTAGCTAAGTGTCTACGAGTGGCAGCTACATAGATGGAACAACGTACAGGAGTTGCTCTGTAATTCCCTCTACCGTACTTACCTTCACCATCAGCAAGCCCTAAGGACCCATAAGCACTGGCTAATTCAGGCCAGAGTTCAATAGGAACCTTAGTGCTACCAATAATATCTTTGGGATTAGCTTCTTGCAAGGATATACCCCTTTCGTTCCATAGTTTCTTGGAACAACTTCTTGACAGCCTCTTTATCTTGTTCAGGAATAACCTTAAAATACCCAAGGATAAGAGAAGCACCCTTGTAATTAATCTTACGATGTTCAGTGTGATCGTCTGCGAGATTCGTGAGAACTACGGCGCGATTACGATTACGAAGGACATCATCTTCGATATCGTTAAAGAGATGGAAACCTTTATACGTATTAGTCATTTATTTTTCTTTCTTTCTTCGTTTTCAGATTTGGTGATTGTGGAATGACAGGGCTTACATAGAAGTTCTAAACCATCTTGTTCACAGAACAATCGTTCAATGATTTCATCCCAAGTAGTGAAGCCTGTCACAGGAACAACAGGAATAATATGATTCACTTGCACATCCTTTAATGGGAAATCATTTTTACAAGCATTGCACTTGTAAAAGGAAGCAATTCTTCCTGAAGCTGGATTGGTACGTTTCCCAACGAATGCAGCTTTAATTACAGCATATCTAGGAGGCCATCTTTGTGAGGCTGCTCTTAGAGCGCTCTTAATAAAGCTCTGATACCTAGCTTCTGTCCATTCCCCGTTATTGCGTGGTTTATTTGACTTCAAATTCCTCAACCCAATAGTATCGTCTCCAATACTCTCCTTGTTGTGAGATATATTCTTCAGCAGATTCTTGTGTCTTAAAGATTTGTTCAACTTCAAGATCTTCATATGAAGTTTGAAGAAATACTAAATATACCTTAGTCATATTTCTGCCCCCATAAATAAGGACTCCCATCGTCCTTAAGTTTCCTAGTCATATGTAATAATCTCCCTTGCTCAAGCATCTCTCTATAAGCATTAAGAGGCCCATAGAAGGCCCTATAAGCCCCGTAGATGCGTTTAAGAGCGTCCTTACTATCTACACTACCTTCTAAGATTTCAAAGGCTCTAACAGGCCCGCATTTCGGTAATCCAGGAATTGAATCAACTGCATCACCTGTAAGGCATTGTGAATAGAAAAACAACTTACCCTCACCTTTGATGGATTTACGATCGTGAGAGAGCCTAATGTTTCCAAACTCTCCAACCAATTCTGGTCCAAAGGATGGTTGGTTATGACATTCCCAACCGTAGTGCCACCCTGATACACTTCTAAGGTCTTTATCTCTGGTGCAGATAATACTTCTAACAGTGGGTCCTGAGTAGAATGGGTTTCCATTGAAGATGTCTTCTCGTCTAGTTTGCTCGATGCAAATAAGATCGTCCGCTTCCATGCCTTCAGATACCTTTGTGTCATACTTAGCCTTAATATAAGCTTGTAAATTGTAATAGTGATATGGCTTATTACCAGCTCGTTCCTTATATGGTTGTCGCTTAGCAATGTCATATCTGAAATTACCCTTACCAGTTAGGTAGAGGATGGGAGGAGCCGTAGCCCCTACCATCGCACAGATGTTACCAATCCTACTATCTAACATATCAGCTGCAAAATCAAACGATGGATAGCCAGGGCCAGTCCATGCTGTTTCGCAGGCAAATCCCACTTCGTAAACTAAGACATCAGCATCGATTAGGGGTTGCATGATTAATAAGGAGAATTACTATGCTCTTCTACCTTCTTAGGAGCTTCCTTCTTCTCTTCCTTAGCAGGAGCATCACCTAAGAGCTTCTGAAGAGGAGATCCTTGGAAATTCAGATTGCTCTTAATCTTGTCTTGAATCCACTTAGGGAAGGAATTAAAGACAGCAAGATCAGGAGCATCCAGATCGAAGAACTTAGGCTCATTCTTGAGAGGAGGAGCCTTCTCAGCATCCTTAGGACGCATAGCACTAGTAAGAGCCACGTTGTCATACACCTTATCACCAACAACATTGTTCACGATGGTGACGTTGAGCGGCATAGTGAGCATTTTAGTGATGTCACCCTCCCATTCGTCATTAGGATCAAGAGCTTTGAAACGCTTAGTACTCTTAGCATTCTCAGCAAAGAGAGGGTGAACAGGGAAGCTTTCAGACACCCAACGAGGCTTATCTTCAATATCTTTACCAGCTTCATCCTTCATGAATTCATCGAGAAGTTCATAAGTGACACCAAGTTCATTAGCTGGAGGTTTGTCTTTCCCCATGAAAGGTTTCTGAGGTTGCAAACCAAAGTCAATCAGTTGGACAACACGACCAGGATAAGTGCCTGCTTCCAGGTTTGCTTGAGGGGTGAATTTACGTTCTTGATTAGAACCAGTGGGAAGCTTGAGAGCCATTATTCAACATCCTTATAAGTTTGACGAAGTTCACGAATACGAGAGGCAGGGAGGACGATTGCATTACCATCAGCAGTCACCACTTGGAGCCAATCGCTACCAAGCTTGAAACCAATCACACCTTCGTAGGTGGTTTGATCGTAGAAGAGTTCATCTTCATTTCCTGCACTACCAACACCAATTACATCATGATAAATAACAGTGATGTCTTGACGCTTTTCTTTACCTTCTTGTTCCGGAGTATCCGGCTGACGATTCTTCTTAGAATCGATGTTCTTAACGTTAGTCATATTTTCCTTAATAGTTTTCTGTGTAAACATTATAATCGTCATCTTCTCTAGAATTTCCAGAGAAATCAGTTGCTTTACTGTGACGCTCTTGTTCTTCGTAATACTGATCGAGAGTTTTATATTTATGTCGCTTAGGTGGTTCTTGTTCAAACCCACCGTAATAGAAATCTTGTTCCATAATTAATGAATATCGTACCAGTTTTTACCGATAGCGCCTTGTCCTTCATGTGGACAGGCAATGTTAAAGAATTCTCCTGCCTCTTTAATTGCTTGCTCAGAAATGAGCTTTACATCTTCAGCAATATCTTCTCGGCATTCGACAGTGTATTCATCATGATACCAAGCTACGACGCCATAATCAACGCCATAGATATACTTCTTGTTTAAGTTGGCACACATAATATTGTATGCCTTGGCCATGTGAATTGCTTCATCAGATTGTAATAGATAAACTAACAACTGATGTTCATACGGAATACGAACAGGTCTACCATCAAGTCCAGTGATATACCCATTGTAGTATTCCATCTTTCTAAATTTAGCGTTATAACGTTGTTTAGCTGTACTACGCCATTCCTTCGTTAAACGCTCCATGAGGTCTCCTAAACCATCTAGTCCTCGATAGAGCTTACCTCTAAGCTCTGCACCACTACCTTGTGGCTTCTTAGCAGTTTTAGCAAGCTTTGCATCTCCTCCACCGAACAATAAGCAATACATTGTATTCTTAGCAATGTCTCTGGATTCAAGTTCTCCAGCCCGTTGTGTAAGGGTGTGGGGATCTGTGCCATCTTCTTTCTTCCCTGAAGTCATAGCATAAATGAATTCTGGATTATTCATTCGTGCTGCTAATTGTCTAAGCTGATTACCAGCTGAGTCAGTCCCTACTAGTACATACCCAGGTTTGCTCGTGAAGATTCTTCGCATTTGAGGTCCGAAGAAACTTACAGGCTTACCATTTTCATCTAGACTTCCTTTAGGGATGTTTACGATGTTACGATGGGTGGCTCTGGATGTATCAGTTAGGTTGTTTACAACTGAGCTAATTCGTCCATCTTCTCGGATAAGGCCAATAAGCCCTTCAATAATGCTTTTTCGTTGCTTGGCTTGCACTCTAGTTGCAACAAGCTTACCAACAGTGCCTTCGACTCCCTCAAAAGGATCGTCTTTTGACATCTTAGCGCTAGTTCTTTCTCCGTCATCATTAGTGTTCCACTCCAATGGTTCCCAGCCTACACTAAGGAGATAGTCCTTAATCTCTGCTGAGGAATTAACATCTACTTTCCGAAAATTAACACGAGAATAGACACCACCAACGGGCTTGCTGAGAGGATCAATACCGTGCCTAGCACACCAGTTGCTAACACTTTCGGAATACGCTCCAGACTTGAGAAACGGTTTCTTGACATATTTATAAATACCCTTTTCTTTTGTTTCCTCCACTTCTAACATATCTGGAAGTTGTGGAATAACCACTCTATCAATACGACGAATATAACGTTCAAGAACATTAATACATCGTTCCATGTGAGGACGATCGACTAACCATCCATACTCTTCTTGTTTCTGGAGATTCTCGAATAGCTCAAAGGTTAACAGAAAAGCATTACGCCAATTCCCACCTTTTGATTCTTCCATAAGTGAATGAAAGATTTGTTCTTGAATCTCCACGTCCTCAGAACAACGATGTAACATCTCCTCAGAGAAGACGCTCCAGTCGTTGTGTTCTGGTTTTCCTCGTCCCACACGGTAACCCCAAGCTTCAACAGAATGCGGTCCGATGTTACGATTTGGACATATCGGAGGGAGAGATCGTTTTGGATTGAGTAGTCGTGACATGATAAGTGTGTCAACTTTCTTGCCTCGATACGTATACCCATAAAGCTTTTTAAGAAGTGGCCAGTCATATCCAATCCCGTTGTGCATTTTTAGAACATCCAGAGTGTCCATATAAGACAGCATCTCTGGAATTTGATGAGGACGGAATTTATGGACAGTTCCATCGTTCTCTTTGAATACGCCACAATGA